TGTTTCATCACCGACTGCCGCATTCGTAAGCACATGTAGTAACTCTTTTGCGGTTAATACATTCTCATCTATAATCTTATCTTTTTGTTCTTGTATATATTGCTTGATGTGTGGCTTCTTCAATAACCTACACCCTGTCACATGTGCGCTATTTGCGCTATAGCCTGCTTTTATGGCACTTTGTGTTACATTAAGTGTTCTTATATACTCATTCACAAAACGCGCTTGTTTTGCCGTTAACTCACTCATTCTATCACCTCCACAATTTTATCTAATAAGGTTTCATACCATAATCTTACAGATTGTTCTGAACACTCTAAGACATTGCTAATATCTTTAAAACTACGTCCTTGTATTAAAGAATCGAAAATATAAAACTCTTTATCATTAGCTACTTGGTCAACAATCATTTCTAAGTGATTCTTTACAATATGATCATCAATGTTATCGTCTGCCATCCATTCATTAGAATTTTCATCACCTATTGAAAAGAATTCATCGGTATTTATTTCATCATCTATCAACACATCACTTCTAGTTCGCTTATGATAATCACAAACGAAGTCTTTTATTTGCTTTTTATCCATTGTTACACCACTTTTACATATGAAGATTGGTGATATGCATTTACTCGTGCAATCTTACTGTTTTCAATTGCTGTATTTCTTTGTTTTTGACGTTCTGAACGTTGTTTAATACTTGCTTGATACAAATCAACTTGTAAGCGTTCAATGACGTTGTAGGGCTTATATCGTCCATTTGAACGCATATATTTTACAACTTGCTTCTGCTCTTTTTCTGTATAATGATTTAGTACCTTTTTCAACAACGCCGTATTATTTATAGATCTATTTTTATAGTTTTGTAACCCTGCTTTTGTTTCAATAATTTTGATAACTAATTTTTCAATCGGATATGAGACAGACACGACCCCCATTATTTCATCACATGTTGTGGTCGACGCACTCATATGGTACATACTTTCAATTTGGAATTCACACATCTTAATTTTCTTATTAATAAATGCTGGGTTAAATTGCGTTAATAGTTGATACTCAGATAGTTTATTGTCGCCATTACGATAATATAAACAATTCTTCGTTTTAAGCAGTTTCATTTATTCACCCCTATAAACAGAGCCTACCCGAATTGGATAGGCAATCATTGCTATTTAATAATCCTGTTTTGCTTAGCTAAATTTTGTAGCGTTGTACCATATTGCTTTTGCTTAGACTGTTCTGATTGTTGTAACTCACTTGAAATCTCCTGCATATTGTTTTTAATATCCAAATCAACTGCATTTATTAATAGATTTGTATCTGCTTCATTTAAACCAAATGCATTTGCGACCTTTTTAGTATTATTTAACTCGTATTTTGTTTCCATTTAATTACCCTTTCTTTTTAACGTTTTAAAAACAACTTGTTATTGTGTTCGTATGGCAAATCATTACCATTAATATATGATGTAAATATATTTTCTCTAAAGTAGCCATTCAATGCTTCCCTAGCCTCTTTATCATCATATAATTGTTCTTGACTATAAATACTCGCATATTGCTGATGCTCATCTTCATATCTATCATTAATATCTTCTATTTCATCAATGATCTCATTATATGCATCGACTACTTTTTTTAATTTACCTAAAGCTGATTGCTTTTCTGATTCGTATAATGATGACAACTCGCTTTGATGTTTTAATAATTCAATTGTCTTTTGATATTTAACTTCTTTCGACACACTTTTCTTTGTCTCTAAGCGTTTATTAAGTGCTTTTAGTTTCTTTTCATCAGCATCTGTTGCTTGATATAGGTTATCTGCTTTATCATCTTGTCCATCCATGATTAACTGTTTATATGTGGACTTATCTATCTTTATTTTACTCTCCAATGCATTACGCTCTTGTTCCAATTCTTGTATAGCCTTTTGTTGATCTATTACAAATTGGTTGTATTCTTTAAAGTACGATTCAGTTTTCATTTTTATCCCCTTTACACTTTAATTCGTTTCAAAGCTTCATAGCGTTTCATACTGCCATCAGCTAATTTCTTAATACTTCTCATCGCTTGTTGCTTTTCTTGTTCTGTCGTAAAGATGTAATAACCACGTTCACTAGGTTTATAACTGCATCCGATAGGATAGCCATAATCATATACTAATGAATTGATTACTCTTCGTAACCATCGTTCATTGCTTGAATTATATTCATATCCCAATTGATTTAAGATTTTAGTTTTAGTAATATACTTATTGGACGTATTTTTTATCACATTGAAAACTTGCAGGTGTTCGGTGGGTAAATGATACGTCTCTTTTTCTGCGATACTTTGCATTTCTACACCTCTTTCTTTTAATTATTTCATACCTAAATTATACCATTTTTACAGGTCCAAAACAAACTTACGTTCGCTTTATAGCGCGTTTTATCAATTGTTTAGCTTATCATATATAACACTTATAAAATCATGTTATAAACTTAACGTTAGGCTTTTCACATTAACCTAATATAGAACTTAAGTTCGGTAAAATAACACGAACAAACAGCGAACAAACTTAACTTTTAGGCCTATGCCAAAAACACAAACTTTAGCTTGTATTAGCGTTAACAAAGTTCGCACACCTTGCACAAATCTTGCCATTTTTTCAATTCTCAAAGACTGTATACCTTCCGATTTTAAAAGCCAACACCTTCCGAAAACCTTACCATTTTAAACTGCTATACCTCGTATAAAATCGTAGTATTTTATTAGGAGCCACACACTACATGTGACCCCTCATAACATTATTTACTCAAGCTATAGTAAGACGCTTTTAGATCATTCAATTTACGTTCTAAAGCCTTGTAATCCTCTTGCGTCGCATTCTCATCTTGTATAAACTCAGTTACCAACTTCAATCCCTCAACTAACTCTGGTTCTGGTTCATTGATTCCCGTAGATAACTGATACAACATTTCAATATTCGCTATCACATCAGTATTACTTGATTGAATGCCCTCAAGTGTATCTGTATCAAATCCATTTTCTAGGTACTCAAACACATCACTATTATTTGATTCTGCATATGTTTGTAATCCATACATAAAATACTCATCTTCAAACAAATGACTAGCCATCATATCACTAATAGAAAGATGTTTACCGTCATGTAATTCATAACCTACATAATGCCCCTCTATGCTTCTTATAAGCCCCTCAGTGTGCTTAGGTGACGCTAATTCAAATGATTGCCTTACTTTACAATCTTTAATATATACATGACCGAATAGCTTGCTGTTCATCATCACGTATACCATATCAAATGGATCATTGTATAACTTAAAGCAACACGGTTGCACTTTACTATGTTCTAATAATCCTGTGTAGTACCTTAGTAACGTGCCTGCTCGTGTTTCAAATTGGTTTACAATAGTTTCTATGTTCATATCACTTACTCCTTTTTATATAATTTAAATAACTCTTTAATCTAGCTAGCACTAATTCAAAACTTCCTGAAGCTATAACTTTGTAACTTGTTCTTTTATTTAATTTAGGAATATAACTCTCACGCCATGCAGTCCAAGTGTTATCAATATATTCTAAATAAACCGTTGATAAATAACTTATTGAACAATAGTATATTTCGTTAGATATACCAGTTATTAAACCAATCCTTTGAGCTTGTTCGTCTAAATTGTAATCCTCTTTAACGGCTTGCACTTCTAACAGTCGCCTCCCAATCTCTCTCCGTAAATACATCGCCGTTTTTATTATCTCCAATCAATACACGTAACGGCTCAATATCTACGTTACATTGAATCGCATAACTTACTGCTTTATATAAATCATTGTTCCTATATTCACTTTGACCGTCTATAATGCGTTGATATGCACGTTTTCCTTCTCCACCTTTGCCAACTCTTACGTGACTAAAACTATAATTAGGTAGTGCTCGTCGAATGGAATATGGCTCTAATACTTGTTGTTTGTAATTACCAGCTTTAGAAAATATTCGTTTCTCAAACTCTCCTTGATACTCAGTTACATTGACACCGTTATGAGTGTATATACCTTTAGCTGTTTGACTACCTGCAAGCACAAAATAATTATTGGGATGTGCTTTGATATCAACAGATGGTAAATAACCTATCTTCTGTCCGTATTCGATATTGTCATGCTTTTTGAATATGATATGTTTCCCACCACTTGCCGTTGTCTGTACTAATGTATTTTGTGCATTGGTAACAAGTTCTTCGTAATATGGTATTTGTTTCAAACTATCGAAACCATTCTTACCATCTTCATGATCTACATCAATGTCGATACACCATACACCTCGTGTTAATACGCCCAATACATTGGTTTGATGATAAATATTAGAATGATATTCAACGAATTCATCAGTAATATCTATATCAGCAAATGAAACAGTTGGCTTTTTGTGATTATTTAGTGGTATAACTTCAATATTCTTACTTAATAAGTGTTTCGCTACATGATAACCTGTCATTGTATACCTCCTTTGTAGGTAGCCAGTAACTCTAATAACTCTTATTTTTACCTATATCATCAACAACATTAAAAGTTATCGATTAATGTTACAGTAATAAGAGTTATATAGGTTACCAATTGTTATAACGCCATTTTTAGAGTTACTATATAAGTTACCAAGAGTTACAGTAACCTTAGTGTTCAGAAATTAGTTCTAAAGCCATGTTAAATAATTCAATGTTTCCAACTTTATGAACTTTTGTATTTACCCCGTCTATTTTCTTTTGATTATTGATACTAATGCCAATTTTCCTCATATCTTCTTTAGCGTTCTTGTAACGTAAACTTGAGTAATCTTGTTCTATTAAGCGTTGTAATGTTTCATCACCTGCTAATATAAAGCCTTGTTTTGATAACAATCTGATCATAGTAATTTGAGTTTCAGTCAATTCATCTTCATTAAAATAATACTTGAGCGTTACATCTTTAAATTTAAATTCTCGCCCATTTTCTTTTAAATATTCCAAACTCGTTATTAAGAATGACACAGACGCATTAACTGAAGTGTTGCCATTAGGTTGTATAAAATCCCAATACGGCTTAAATATCTGATAACGTTCTTCATCAGTTTCATTTATAGGTCTATCTTTTAGTGATATTTTAACTGTTCGTGTTGTATTAGCTGTAATTTCACCAGTATCGACACTTTCATTTGTATCTAGTATTAATACGGCGTTATTTTTAAATGTAAATGCGTTTCTTCCAATGCCACGTCCAGAAATTGTTTCACCTGTTGCTATTTTTCTTAATATGCGCATCATTTGTTTAGTGATTTCACCTGTCTCATTAGCATGAGCTATATCTGCACCGTAAAAATTCATCCACTCATTTGCCGATTCAAAACCACCAGAAATAAGGCTATCAAAATTAACTTTGTTCACTGTCATCAATTTTTCAAATGTAGCCATAAACAAACCTTTTCCAGAACGACCAAAATCTTTAAGTAAAAACCACTTTTCTGCTTGTATCAATTTCATTTTTCGATACATTGTATAAGCGTGTGTTAGCATTAAATTGTTTTTACTCTTTTTATTGTCAGTTACTAAATCAAAGAAGTTTCTGGGTATTTCTAAATTGATATCTTTAATATCTACGTCATATTTAATTGAGTAGAGCTCATCACTTTTTAATTTTTGTTCTGTAAGCGTTAAATTTTGGCAATCATATACCCAGTCATTACCTGCAATGCAATATGGATAAATCTTAAAGTTATGAGTTACATTTAAATGTTCGCGGTAAAGCTCTAACATCACATCTAAGAAATCATCAATATAGTACTTGTTATCAACTGGATAGGTTAACGCAAAGTTTGTATTGTCTATCACTTCATACTGGTTATTCTTAACTATAATAAAGCAGTCTAGTTGTTTTGAATAAATGACCCTGTCAGAAATTAGATCAGCTATAAAACGTGCATAGTTATGAAAATGACTAGTTTTAAACGTAGATTGTTTTTCTTCTTCACCATTTTTATCAACAGTCTTGATATTGACGGTTCCATAAACAAGCCCAATTTCTTTTGGTTTTATGGTATAATCTAAAGTAAGATTACTAATATAATCACCCGCAACATTATCTTTTTCTCGGTGATATGCATTTCCTTTGTTATTAAAAACTTGTCTATCTGTTGAGATTGATGCAAAGTTTATACGCTTGCTTATCTCTTTTATCCTAGATAGATTAATCGTTGAAACATAATCTAATTTAGAATGAAATTCGAAATGTTTTTTATAAAGTGATACTTCGTCCATGTAGTCATCCTTTCGATATCATTTTATTTTTGTTAATATATTTACTAGTATTTATTTAAATAAATACTTTGTACATTTGCGTTACTTTCGCTTTGGTCGGTGGAGAGTGACGCTTTTTCTATTTCATGAAACTTATTCATTAAACCGTCTAATTCTTCCAAATAAGTAAGCATTAATTCTGTAACTTGTTCGTTGTGAATTCTATGTTCGTTATACGCTAGACCGTAATTAACCACTTCTTCTTTAGTTTTTAACGATCTCTTCGTAAATCGTCCATCTACAAACCATGTATGTGTAGTCGCTACATCTTCCAACTTTTCTTTTACTATCTCTATATTGCACATTAAATTTCTAATCTCCCAATTCATTTATAATTCCTCCACTTCAATATTTCCCACAATGTAATCTAATGCCCACTCTAACATTCCAATCACGTGTCCTTTGCGATCTGTTGTATGTTTATGTTCACCTTTTTCGTCTATGACACTATAACGGTAAACGTGTTGTGTTTCTTTCATGACATCACTTAGCGTCATTGTTACTTCATCAAGAATTAAAAATGCTTCATCTTCAAAATCTAATTCAGCAAGAATATTGAACAATCCATTATGAACTAATTTTAAAGCATATTCATAAAATGCTTTATCCTGATAATGATAGTCCTTATCGGATTTAAACTTATCTTCCTCGTATAATACTACTTCTAATATTTTAACCACTTTTGATAATTGATATTTTTGTTTGATTTCCATCTTAACTACCTACTTTTTTCTTATTTTTAATTTCTGTAATTTTTGATAAATCCATTTCTAAACACGCAACTTGAACATCTTTACTAACATCAGGAAAGTACTGTTCAAATACTTTTGGCGGTATATTTAACATTAAATTATGTTGAGTATCTTTAATGTTGTACCAGCCAACTACTGTTTTTGTAATAATAACTTGTTTTCGCACGTTGTAATCTCTCCTGTTAAATTAAATCCATAAGTTACCATCATGCCGTACACACTAAAAGCGACATACATGTTAGATATTGCTAGTAATAATATTGTTAACAATGAAACTAAGCAGATATAAGTTAAGTACATTTTCATTGCCTTGACCCCTCTACTTTAATTTTTGATGAAAATAACTCATCAATTGGCATGTCATACATTTCTGAAAGAATCTGACACTCATTTAAATTAAATATTGCTTTACCACTTTCCTTTAACTGGTAGCGTTGTGGACTAATACCAAGTTTGCTAGCAACTTTCTTTTGCGTGTCACCTTTTTCTTTTCTAGTAATGTATAACATTGGATAAGTTAGTTTTGTCATTCTAATCACTCCTAAAGGAAACTTTATGCTACTTATTAATTAAAAAAAATATCATCAATAGTAATGTCTTTGATACCATTTTCTATTAATTTATTTTTTATAAACACCTTCTCTGAATCTTTAAATGGTGTTATTCCTCTTTCTTTATTTCTATAAGCAGTAACTGAAATTTTTAAATTATTAGCCATTTGATTTTGTGTTAAACCAATATACCTTCTGTAATTGCTTACTTTATTATTCATCAAAACCACCTCCTTGAAACTTTATGCTACAATCATATAACCTCTCCTTTTACTTGTCAACACTTTTTATGATACTTTATGAAACTTATAATTCCACTAAAGCTAAATTAATGATAGAATACTAACATAAATATTCATCATTAAGGAGGCGTTTAGTATTTCACAACAATCAATTTTAGCTAATAATATAAAAAAAATTAGAAAAGAATTAGGTCTTACGATGGAAGAGTTTGGTGAAAAATTCACACATAAAGCTCATAAATCTATTGTTTCAAAATGGGAAAAAGGGCTAACAAAACCAAGTAATGAAAGATTAAAAGAGATTGCTAAGTTAGGGAATATAAGTGTACATCAATTAATATACGGTGATTTTCTAGGGTTGTTAGAAAGTATTGCAAACGAGGAAATAAAGTTTATTTTAGACACAAATATGTGTGCTAACAATAGTTTTCTAGCTAATGAATTATCATCTTCAGTTTCTCGTTTTATATTTTCCTATTATGAAAGAGGTAAAGAAAATTTTAACGAAAATTTATTTAGAAAATTGTTACAACATTATTTACAATTAGAATTAGATTTAGGAAATAGAGATCTTGAATCTTTAACATATTTCGCTTATCAAAGAACAATAAATGCGCAAGAATTAGTAGTTGACTATTATGAAGATTCAAAAGCAAAAGAATTTTTAAAAGATGAGAGCATCGATGAATTCCTTACGACAATATCTAACAAATACTTTGATCTATTAGAATACATTGATGACTATAGAGTTAAACATGATCTAGAGAAAATTAGTGAAGAGTGAATACAATGTCATATAACTTAAACTTATCCCACAACATATATAAAGACGCTAAACTTGGCACTTACTATTTCCGTATCACTTACTATGACAAAAGCAATACTCGTAAGTACATAACACGTAAGGGGTTTAAACAACGTAAAGATGCAGTAAAGAAATGTAACGAAATGATGGACGAATTAGAGGGAGTCGGACACCTTAATAGATTACCTTTTGACAAGCTCGTTGAAGAATATATAGACTGGTATTCAGCACGTCGAAAGACATCAAGTGTAAAAGCATTAAAGACACATACCAATAACCATTTGCTACCTTATTTTAAATCTATGGATGTATTTAAAATGACTACACAAGATGTGATGAAGTTTCAGAATAAGAAATTAAAAGAGGGACATTCTGGAGACTACTTAAAGAAGATGCATGTATATTTAGTATCATTACTGAATCATGCAATGAAGTTTCATGAGTTAAAACAAAATGTTGCATCTCTTGTAGGGAATTTTGAAATAGAATCACAGAAACGATTGAATTATTGGACGTTAGAACAATTCAATCAATTCTATGAGGCGCTTGCTACACAACAACAAAAATTATTTTTCAAACTATTGTTCTACTCTGGAGCAAGAAAGGGCGAAATTAGAGCTCTCACATGGCGCGATATTAACTTTGATGATGACTTTATCCATATAAACAAAACAGACTATCACGGTGAAGTGACAGCCCCTAAAACGAAATCAGCCATACGTGATATATATTTACCTACTCACATGATGTATGACATCAAAGATTATTTAATTTGGTATAAAGAGAATAACATATACAAGGACGACTATGTATTGTTTGGCACATTCTATAAAGCTTACAGCGAGTCTACTATTGATCGTTGGTTTACTAACGCATTAAAAGTGTTGGATGAGCAATTACCAAACGGACAAAATTTCCCTAGAATCGTTATACACGAGTTAAGACATAGCCATGCATCTATGCTAGTTAATCTAGGGGCTAGTGTAATGATTATAGCTCAGCGTTTAGGTCACAGCGATACGACTGAAGTATATAACCGATATGGTCATTTATATCCTAGTACACAGAAAGAAATAGTTAAATACTTATAA